CCTCCGACATGGGTTACTCAGTACATCTCAGTCACCTTCATCATTGACGGCGCAGGCTCGCTCATCTTCCCCGGCGTTAAGGGCGATTTGACAGTCCCATTCAACTGCACCATTGATCAATGGACACTGCTCGGCGACACAACCGGATCAATTGTTTTGGACGTTTGGAAAAACACATACGGCAGTTACCCGCCTACCGTTGCCAACACAATTACAGGATCCGCTCCCCCTACAATTAGTTCTTCCAACAAAGGGCAAAGCTCGACTTTGACCGGGTGGACGACAGCAATTACCGCAGGGGACACCTTGAGATTCAATGTCAACTCCGCCAGTGCTTTAAGTCGTGTAACCTTGTCTTTGAGAGTCTACAGAACTTAAAGGATAGGTAATGGCAACAACATATACATGGGTTGGCGGAAGCGGGACATGGGATAACGTCTCAACCGCAAACTGGTCACCCGCTGGTGTGCCTACTTCTGTTGACCCAGTAATTTTTAATGCATCTTCTGGCGCAGGGGTTGTCACAATTTCTGGTGGAGCGAATTGCTTTACCTTGACCGCAACCGGGGTTCCAGCCACTTTAAAGTTTGATGCCATTGTGTCTGTACAACTTTATGGATCATTTACTTTTCCATCGACGGCAACAACAAACGGCGGAAATAAATTTTCAATTACTTATCAAGGAACAGGTACTGCGTCTGGAGCGTGCGCCGCTCCCGCCTTCATGGGGATTATTGCTTTTGCGGGATCTGGCACATTTAACTTGGGAGCCATGACTCTTGATCATTTTTTTGTAAACCCATCACAGGCCGTGGTCGCAACTGGCGCTTTAACAATTTTAGATGGTTCTTTAACCAACAACGGATCTTTAACAATGGGTGCTTTTACGCACACAATTGGCGATACGGTTGTCGGAGCAAACATTTATGTTCAAGGCGCAACTTTATTCAATATTGCGTCTTCCACGCTAAACATTGGAAGGTCTGGCACTGGAGCCAGCGGCAATATTAACTTTGTAATTGATGCCGCAACTACGTCGGTAGTCACCACATCATCAACACTCAATATTGGCAATACAAGCTTCAACAACGGGGTAATTAATCTTGATTTGAATGGCTCTGTTAGCAGGCAATACAACACCATCAATATTTACGGGAACACTGTAAATTCCACCAGCGCACTGTATTGTGCAAATTTGTTGTTCAACGGGTCAACAACCGCTTATTCCTATTTTGGAATACAGAACACAACAGTCACAAATACGTTTACCGTTGCAGGAACAAATGCTGGCGCATACAGAGCACTTCTCTATAGCAATAATGTAAACAGCACAGACACCCCAACTCCCTCCATTCTCACGCTGTCTGGTGGCGCAAAAGCATTTACCAATGTTGACTGCCAAGATATATCTTTGACAACATCTGGCACTGCAATCACCTACACATCTGTTGGTAATGCGCTTGGGTGCACAAACATTACATTCACCGCCGCAACAACAAGATATGCGGTATTAAAACTTGCCTCTGTGCAAATTACCAGCACCGCAGGTGCATTCTCTTGCACAGCAACAACTGGTCTAATTGTCAATAATGCTGTATACATTTCAGGGACTTTGAGCGGCTCAACTGGAGCAATATCAACCTATCCAGCCACGACTGTTTACTACATCATTGCAACAAACGGAACATCCACATTTACACTTTCCACGTCCATTGGTGGAACCGCAGTAGCAACTACCGTTGGAACAACAACAGGATTAACTTTTACATCTGACAGGGCTTATTCCAACACTGGAATGTGGTCTGCAACATCAGGCGGAGCAACAGGTGCCACTGCGCCATTGCCGCAAGATACTGTGATTTTTAACTCAAACAGCGGTGGCGCTGTTGTGAACATGGATATGGCTAATATGGGCTTAGACGTGACTATTGCGTCTGGCATATCCAATCTATCTTTTAATTGGAATTATCCTGCAATCAATTATGTAATAAACCCAACAATTTACGGGCAACCAAGCCTTTACTGCTTCACCACCCTGTATCCCACTGGAAGCTTATATTTGCTTTCCAGATCAACGATATCAATATCGTCATTCAATGTTTCAACATTGACGGTTTATTTACAAGGCTATGGGGGAACGTATAACGCAACCGGAGATATTACCTGCGCCAGTCTTGTGCTTAGTCATGGTTCTTTTTATACCAATAATTACACAATTAATGGTGGATTGAACATTGGAACCTTAGGTTTTTCCAATTTCTTCTCGACAGCGTCTTTGTATGCAGGAACTAGCGTTCTTAATATTGGCGCTTGGGTAGAATTTACATACGGAACTTTGTCTGTAGCAAACTGCACAATGATCATAAATTCATATTTATGGTGCTACAACAAAACCACGACATATGGGTTGATCAAGTTCGATACCGTATATGGCGGCATAAGTATATGGAATGACTCTGGGTCAACATTCAAAAGATGGACTCTTATTGACAATGGAAGAGCTACATTTTCTTTTAAATACAACCAGACCTATAACGTACTTAGTTTTGAATTGACCGGAACTAAAACAGATCCTTTGCTTTTCAATGCATATGCGCCGTCCAGTGGTTTTGGTAGCACCACCTTTACAGGAACGGCAACCCTCAACATAACAAACTCGGTGACAACAAATTATGTGGCCTACAGGGGAATTCAAAAAACCGGAGCAGGAACCTTTACCGCAAAAGGAGTTGCAGATCTTGGAAACAACAGCGGCATTTCATTTGTTTCAAAAGTTTATGGAATAGCGTACACATCTGGATCTGGTACCTTTACTGTTCCCGTCGGGTACGGCGGCTCCAGTGCGCTTGTTGCAATTGGCGGGGGTGGTGGCGGCTCCAAAATAAGTACGATTTATGCAGGCGCTGGCGGAGGTGGTGCCGCTTTTGTCATGCGTGCAAATTATCCTTTTACAGAGGGACAAACAATTTATTATTCAGTGGGTTCTGGTGGAGCCGGGGCAACTACCAACAATACAGCAGGAGGCGACGGAGGCTCCTCTTGGATAAATATTTCAAATAACGTGGCCCCCACAAGTGAATCTTCTGGCGTTCTTGCAGGTGGAGGCTTTGGAGCTTCTGGAACTTACAGTGGACTTGGTCAATCGCAGAATGGCATAGGTTTAAGTTCATTCAGTCAATCATCGTCAAATTTGGCTGTTTCTTATGGTGGCACAGGCGGAAGTCAAAACGGTAATCCAAATTATGGTGGCGGCGGAGGCGGTGCCGCTGGCGTTTTAAATTCTGGATACGATCCTTCTGGAGCCTATGCTTATGGCGGCTCAGGGGGTAGCGGAAATTATTCCGCAGGCGGCGGTGGCGGTTACGGCATTGTCAATGGAAATGGCACAAATGGTGGTGGCACAGGCACCAATGGCGCGGCAGGCGGCGCAAACTCATCTCTTGCTGTGGCGGCAGGTGGCACCTATCCCGGCGGCGCAGGCTCAAATGCAACTCTTGGCGGTGGTGGCGGTGGAGCCGCTCAATCGACTACGGGCTCAGGAGCCGCTGGCGGCAATGGCGCAAATAGCGCTGATTTCCCATACACCATATTAAATGGAACTTTGTCAGGCGGCACAATTGGCGGCAGTGGTGGTGGTGGCGGTGGAGGTGCCGCAATATTCACCAATGGCGTTGGAGGCACTGGCGGCACTGCTGGCTATGGCGCAGGCGGTGCAGGCGGTGGCGGAGGAACCTTGACAGCAGGTAACGCTAGTAGTGGCGGCGCTGGCCTTATCATTTTCTTGTACACACTAAACCCATCGGTCACTCAAGAATTGATCATCGGATAATTTAATTTTGCAATTCATCAACAAGGGAAGAATCATGGAAACTTTACAAATCTCAACTCAATTGCTTAACCAAGTTTTGTCTTACTTGGGTAATCGACCATATCAAGAGGTTTTCAATTTGATTGAAGCAATTCAAAGAGAAGCACAGAATCAACCCAAGCCAGAAGAGCGAGCAGAAAATCATGAATGACTTAGAAACAGAATTTGCCGTGCATGAGGCCATTTGCGCCCAGCGGTATGAGGCCATTCAAAAGTCGTTGGCTGACGGCGATAAGCGCATGACCAAGATCGAGTACTTGCTGTACGCAGTCATGATCTGTGTATTGTTTGGGCCGGGCGTGGCGGCTGAGTTTGTCAAAAAGCTGTTGGGGCTGTAAATTGACCCAATCACGATCCTCCTTGCCGCTAAAGCTTGTGCCGCCGCAATCCGCGAAGGAACTGAGCTTTACAAGCAATGTAAAGAGTCATTCATGGAGGTCAAGTCCTCTGTTGACCAAGCTGTTGGTATTGCCAATGAGGTCAGAGGATTCTGGTCAAAGCTCTTTGGATCAAAACCAAAAGCCGCAGAGCCTGTGGCGCAAACGAAAAGAAAAAAGGAAGCCTTTGTAACTGTTGACGAGACTAAGGTGATGTCGGGTATCGTGGAGCAATTGACGACGTTCTTCCGCCTTCAGGAGCAGTTAGCGGCGCATATAAGGGCTGAGGAATTGAAGAGCAAGACGGTCTATGACCCGAATGCCAACCTGATGGAAGCCGCCTTGAAACGGATCATGGTGCAGGATCAGATGGCGGCTCTGGAGGTGGAGATAAGGGAGGCGATGGTGTACGGTGCCCCGCCAGAGATGGGTGCCCTGTATAGCCGCACGTTTGAGACTCGTGACATTATCATGCAGGAGCAAGAGCAAGCGAGGTTGAAGGAGGAAGCGCAAGAAAGGGTACGTCAATGGCAACGGTCAGAGGAAAGAAGAGACCTGCGAGCCAACTCGGCGTACCTCGTGGTAACAGCAATCCTTACGATATACCTTTGGCTCTGGTTCCTGTACGTCGCACAACGGGGGAAGATTTGATGGGTTGGATTGCATGCTGTGTTCTGTTTGCCATTTTCTTGCCCCTTGGAGCCATGCTGTACCTTGATGTGTTGCAGGCCAAGCATGAGGTCAAGGAGCAGGTAGAAAAGGTTGAAAAACTTCGACGAGAGATTGAGAGGAAAAATCGTGACAAAGAACCTGTTAATTTTGATGACAATCCTATTTTTGACAGGATGCGAAGACATTTACCGATACCCATGTCAAGACCCAAAGAACTGGGGAAAGACTGAGTGTGAGCCGCCCCAGTGCGAAGCATCTGGAACCTGCACCAAAGACCTGATAACGAAGGAAATGTATGACAACCTCAAGAAGAAGCCCTGAAGAGTGGCAAGCCCTGAGCCAGTTTTGGACGTTGATGTTTTTCAACGTAGCCATTGTCGGCATGATCTTTGGCCTGCTGTATTGCGTGATGTTTGTCACCCAGCCCATGGTAGGCCAAGCCAAGAATGATGCCTTCTTGCTTGAACTGCTCAAAACCGCAGTGATCTCCATGATCTCCATCATTGGCACCTTGCTGGCGGTCAATCATGGCAGTCAGGCTACCACGGTCACCCCACCGCCCAAACCACCTGTTCCTGCCGTTCCTGTCAAGCCCCTGAGTGCCAATTTGCCACCCACAACGGAAGTCCCATGAGTATTTTCAACCCCTATGTCCTACTTGGCGTCATCTTTGCAATCGTCAGCGCCTTTGGCGGTGGCTACTACAAGGGTGGACGCGACGAGGTTGCTCGGCAACAATTGGAAATCGCCAAGCTGAATGCTGAGTCACGAGTAAAAGAGCAGGCGCTGGTGTCTGCGGTGAATGCCCAAGCCAACCAACTTCAGAAAGCAAATCAAAATGCAAAACTTCTACAGCAAAAGCACAATGCTGATATTGAGTCTGGCGTGCTCAAGTTGCGGGTTGCTGTCAAAGCCTCCGAGTGCGCCGTATCAGCCTCCACAGATGCCACCGCTACCAGCGGAGCTAACCTCGGAGATGCCACAGCCGAACTTGACGGAGAAACTTCTAAAGCTCTTATCGCCATCACCAGCGAAGGAGATGAAGCCATCCGCAAGCTCGCAACCTGTGTCAGCCTCTACAACCAAGCCAGAGAAACCCTAAGGAGTAAACCATGAACCTGTCAGAAAACTTCACCTACGAAGAGCTTACCCACACAGACCACAGAGAGTTCGACAACACGCCCAACGAGGCTGAAATGGCGAATCTAGTGCGTTTGGCGGCTTTCTTGGAACAAGTACGAGAAGTGCTCGGCGGCAAAACTATAATCATAAATAGTGCATTCCGCTGTCATGAGGTAAACCAAGCAGTGGGTTCAAAAGATTCCAGTCAACATAGGCATGGGTGCGCCGCCGATATTCGCGTGCCCGGCATGACCCCCGATGAAGTTGTGAGCGCCATCATTGCATCAGGGTTGCCTTACGACCAAGTGATCCGCGAGTTTGACCGTTGGACGCATGTCAGCATTCCCAACATGGAAGATGCGGAGCCTCGCAACATGGCGCTGATCATTGACAAGGCTGGAACCAGAGCCTACGCCTGACTTGTATGAATGCCGCCGTGATGGGAAAATGAAAGCAACTACGGGGAAAACATGAGCACCAACACGCCATCATGGGTAATGACTTATGACAGCCTAAATTATTACGTTCTGCAATATTTGGAGCGTTCTGATGCGGCTACTGTCAATGCCATCCCCACTTTCATCACCCTTGCCGAGTTTGAAATTGCCCAAGAAATCAAAACGCTTGGGCAACTCCAGATCGTTGAGGCCAACATGACGGCAGGCAGTCCCAACTTGCCTAAGCCTGCACGCTGGCGCAAAACGGTATCCATGAATTACACCGATGCCAGCGGCAATAAAAACCCCATTTTGCTTCGCAAGTATGAGTACCTGATCAACTACTCGCAATCCAGTTCAACCACTGGCGCTCCCTTGTACTATGCAGATACAAGCTGGGATTGGTGGTTCCTCTCGCCAACACCAGATCAAGCATATTCATTTGAAGTGCTGTATTACGAGCGCATACAGCCATTGAGTTCAGCAAATCAGACCAACTGGCTGACCCAGAATGCGCCAAATGCCATGCTTTACGGCACCTTGTTGCAGGCAATGCCCTTCCTCAAAAACGACCAACGGCAGATCTTCCAGCAGAAGTATGCTGAGGCAATCAAATCTCTCAAGACCGAAGACGTTGCCAGAGTTGCAGACCGACAAACAATTGCCGTGGATAGCTAATCATGACTACATATACCAATCCGTACACAGGACAGACGATCAACCCATCACAAGTGGGTTATGAGAGCCTTACGATCAGTTCAGACACAACTCTGAGTTGGCCTATCAACGGCACCCCCTCAGGCAATGTGGTAGCCAGCATCATCGAGGTTACTGCCACCCAGCCAAACCTGAAGTTGATTCTGCCTGCGGCAACTCAAGTGTCGATTGGTCAAGCCGTCATCATTCGTAACGTCGGCTCTGGTGGCAATTACTCATTTAATGTTGTCACCAGCACCGCCAATACCGTTATCGTAAACGTCCCTGTGTCAGCATCGGGCACGGTATCCAACACCTACTACATTTACTTAACAACCAATTCAACTGCTGATGGCACATGGTCAAACATTGCCATGGGCATTGGAACCTCATCAGCGAGCGCATCTACATTGGCTGGCTCTGGCCTAACTGCAATCAGCAATACGCTGAACGAGCAAATTGTCGTAACCAATTTTTCTTCCAACTACACGTTTGGGGTCAACGACAGGTCTGAGTTGTTTACATGGACGGGCGGCACAGGAACAGCCACTTTGCCAAACCCAATTGCGGCATCAGGCGGCGTGGGCGCAGGATGGTTTGTGATCGTCAAAAATAATGGAACAGGCATTCTTACGGTGGCTGTTTCTGGTGGCGCAATCAAGATTGATCCTTTGATTTCAGGCAATACCCCATCAGGCGGAACCGCTTCAGTACAGGTACAGATTGCAAACTCCAGCGTCTTTGTGACCGATGGATACAACTGGTTCACTTATGCGATTGCTCAGACCAACGTGTTCAACTACACGCAATATGTCGCGGCATTGGACTCTGTCACGACATCACCTTTTGTGGTCTCACAAGCAAATGCTAAGAGCGTGATTCAGCAGTACCAAGGCGTTTTGGGCATCAACTTGGTTGTCTTGTTGCCGCAAACCGTTCAGTTGTATTCATTGCGAAACATTACAACTGGGTCAAACACTTTGACGTTTGGCATTTCAAACAATGCCGGAACAGGCGCACTGGGATCCGTGATCACCGTGCCAACCAATCAAACGGTGATTGCGGTGAGCGATGGCACAAACATGTTCAATGCCAACTCAGCCACATCCAGCACCATTTCAAGCTTGCTGGTCAGCAATGGCTCGGCTCCCAACCCATCAATCTCCTTCAATCTTGACCAGACAACAGGTTTGTATTTGCTCGCATCAGGCCAGTTGGGCTTTGCGATCTCTGGTGTCAACGCAGGAACTTTGACTTCAAGCGGCCTTACCCTCCCCGTAGGAATTAACGCTGGAGCGTTTTAATGTCTACGCAAAAAGTTGCCGTCTTACAAGTAAAGTCGGGTATCCAGCGCGACGGCACACAGTTTGCCTCGCCCTCATACACGGATGGACAATGGGTTAGGTTTCAATACGGTCGCCCGAGAAAAATGGGGGGCTATACAGGCGCATTCTTAAACTCTCCCGGCATCAGCAGGGGAATGATCCTGCAATCTCAAAACGGCATTACCTACGTCATATCTGGATACAACAACAGCATCCAAAAATGGACAATTGCCAATGATCAAGCGATTGGAACAGGCCCACAACAGATTTTTGTCATTGGCGGCATCACAACCTATTCAATCACCACCGCTGGTGCAGGCTATACCAACGGCACCTACACAAACGTGTCGCCGATTACAACCAGTGGCAATGGCTCGGGCGCATTGTTCACCGTTGTCGTGTCGTCCAACAAGGTGACAAGCATCACCATCAGCACCATTGCGCCGGGCGCAGGCTATGGTTATGGCGACACCTTCACGTTTGCCACCTCAGCAATTGGAGGCGGATCTCCAACTACAACATTTGTGGGCACAATCAATTCGGTGACCTACTATGGGGCAAACGTCGCACCCTCGGCAAACTACTATCAATCAAATGCAAACACGCTGTGGCAGTTTGATGTTGGCTATGACCCATACGGTACGGGCAACCTCAACTTGATTGCTCACCCCGGCGTTAACCTGACAAATATTGACTCAACAGTAAACACAAGGCCGCTTGTCGGATCTCTGACAGACGACGTGCTGGCCCCTGTTGGTGTGTTTACCGCCACCGGAACAACCACGGCAGGATCGCCTATCGTTACTTTTGCAACCACCAACGTGGCTATGGGCGCAGGCTTGTCGGTCACAGGGACTGGTGTTGCGGCAAACTCAACTGTTGTTTCTTCAAACTTTGTCAACAACAACATTACATTGGCCTCTGTTGCTGTTACTGGCACGGCAGGTCAATTTTCATGCAGTGCCACAACGATTACTTCAGGCCAGCAAGTGCTTGTCACGGGCACTCTGACAGGTACTGCCACGGGCATTTCACAGGGCTCGTACTACATCAGCACCACCAACGGAAGTACAACATTCACTTTGGTTTCGCCAAGTGGTCAGGCGCTGGTTACCACCGCTGGAACGACTGCTGGATTGACGTTTGTGGCACAAGTAGCGAGCACATGGTCGGTAACCCTATCAGCAAATGCAACGTCATCAGGCACAAACGTCTTGACCTTTGACAACAACATCAGCGTATCCGGCGGCGTGGTCATGCTGTACCCATACCTGTTTGTATATGGCAACAATGGCTTGATTCAAAATTGCTCGGCGGGTAACTTTAACAATTGGACATCTGCTGATGCCAACTCCAACAACGTGGCATCCACCAAGATCATCAAAGGGCTCCCCTTGCGTGGCGGCACGACATCGCCATCAGGATTGTTCTGGAGTACGGACTCAGTTATCAGGGTTACATACTCACCTCAGTCCGTCGGAACGTCTACCCTGTATTGGCGCTATGACCTGATTACAGGGCAGTCATCCATCATGTCGAGTCAATGTGTGATTGAGTATGACGGCATCATCTATTGGGCTGGCGTTGACCGATTCCTAATGTACAACGGTGTTGTCCAAGAAGTGGAAAACAACCAGAACCTAAACTGGTTCTTTGACGGACTGAACGTGTCCCAGCGGCAAAAAGTATGGGCAAGCAAGATCCCACGCTGGGGCGAGATCTGGTGGTTCTATCCTCGCGGCACATCCACCGAATGCAA